TCAAGCGGCTACTTTAGCACTTTTACAATGCCTTGTGACAACTTCATTCACATAACTATTAAGGTAGTAACTTCGTGGACCATCTTTGTGAGGTTGTTCAATTTCTCCCTTTTTGATCCGGTCATACAAAGTTGGCTCACTCATGTTCATGCGCTTGGCAAATTCCTTGATGCTTACCCGGCGTTCATCTTGATGAGCCATTGCTCGTTTAAGCTCCTGCATTTCATCAAAAATGGCTTGGAGTAGATTATGCTCAGATTCAACTATCACTTTTCACCTCCAATCTTTTACCTGCTTTGATTTCTTCATCGGTGGCGTGTCTAATGTCACTTAATTTTGCATGACCGTAATTATGTTTAGATTCGAAAAAATGAAGATCTAACCCTTTTGAATACTCGGTATACTCAAAAACTTCATTGTCACTCATACTGATCAAGACCACCTTATCCCCAACCTCAAAAATATTGTGCTGGCGGCGGTATTCGATAAGGTTTTGTTTTAGCTTTGGCATATAGAAAACACCATTCCAAGCCGCACCGTTACTTTCATCTAAAAAGCTTTTGGCAGCCGCATACCCTCCCAACTGTTCAATTAGATTCACGACACTTCTCCCAACGACTTCACCACGCCATACTGATCAAACTTCGCGATATATGATGAAAGCATGTGGTAATACAGGTCAGCATTGCTATTAATCTCAAGAATCACGCCAGTACCATTGTTCACGCGCTGTCTTAAAGTTGCTTCCAGCTTGCGAACAAAGTCACTGTGCAAGTGATGTGACTCACTCGCAATGTTGTATAAAGATCCGGTCTGACCTGCATCCAAAACCAGATTAAAAGGCTTGTCCTTGTGCAGCTCGCCAATGATGAAGTTGGCCACAGCAATGTTTGTTTGTTGAATTTCAGTCATTAGACACCTCGGCAGTTGAATAAAGAATGTCGGGTTCTGCCGTAAGCTCGAAAGTCTTTTTACATTCCGGGCACTCAACTTCCCATTCACCCAAAACATCATCTTCATGGATGCAGGTATCTTCTTTATTCATGCCGTGTTCGCAATAAGGGCAGTAAAAATCATTCATTGGCTGGCTCCTGTGCTTCAATCATGGCTTTATAATCACGCCAAAATTCCCACTTTTTAGATTTGACCTGATCCTTATATGATTGCTCCGCAATTTCACTCCAAACCGGATCATTCTCGTGTCTTGGCTTATCGATGCGATCAATCGCCATTTTTTCCGCAATCTGCTCAGGCAACTCTTTCTTAACCAAAACAAACCCTTCCGGCACCGCTTGGGCTTTAGCTGCTTGCAGCTCCTTCCACAATTCATGTATTTCTTCAGGGTAAACATCACGACGGCCAGACGCAGACATTGGACTAACAATAAACTCATCCTGCATACGATCTATAGCTGATGCAGCACGTCCATAACCCCAATAAAGTTTTCGCTGAAGGTTTGAAACACTACCGCTTAAGCATTTTCTAACCACCGCAACCGCTTTTTGGTAATCTTCTTCTAAAATATCCATCACGCCACCTCGCTTTCATACTTGTTTCGAGCGAAAATGGCATAGGCATCATCTTCACTAAAATTGATATCAATTAAGAAAAAGCCGTTTGGTGCAATCGGGTCCCACTTGGTAATGTCACAAGCATCCATCATGATTTCCCAATCATCAGAATTAACGCTGCTTTCCATCCAAAACATCACAGTATCTACACCAAAGTGGATTTTAAATTTTTCCCACTCTTCACGACTTACGTATTCTTCATTTTCCAGATGCTCATTCATGTATTTTAAATAGACCGGGTGTGTCCAGGTTCCCATTTCGCCACGAACAATTTCAGTTGGCTCTAGTTTGTTATCTTCCACCCCACCACCTTCTTTAATTTTCATGCTGCCACCTTCCGCGGATCCAGCTCAGCAATGATCTGATCAATTTTTTGATTAAACCGAATCACTGACTGCTCAATACCCGCAATATCCAAATCCTTTGCAAATACTCGGATAACCACTAACTGCAAATGCTCAGGCAGGCGAGGGTCATAGCTCACAAAGTCACACCACTTGCGACGAGTACAAGCCAATTGCCAGGTGATCTGTGGCACATATTCAGCAGGCACCTCTTTAGTCAAAATGGTATTCAAATGAGTCTGGGAACTCGGACACTTCACTTCCAACTGCCCATCTTGATCAACCAGACCATCAGGACTTGCACCGCTCATTTTGATAGTCGGATGATCAATCAGACCTGTTCCAACTACAAAATTACCGGTTTCATTTTCATAGGCTGCAATTGCATAAGGTTCCTGATCGATACCCCATTGCATCAGGCTATTGGTTTTGGTTTCCTCCTGAACGCCAGTAAGGCGCTCAGTCAGAATAGTTAGGGTTAGAGCATTGTGCGCTTTGCCTTTAATTGGCTTTGCATCCACATCCTTAATGCGACTTGCGGTTACTTTTCCGCACCGGTCTGCATGCCAGTCTTCACTACGCTGGTGAATGGTCATAGGTTTCTCCTTGGCGTGATAAGGCTTGATCTGCAAGTTCAGCAACTTGTTTTAAAGCAACCGAATGAGTGGTCCAGAAAATACGCTTATATTCGCTCTTTGGTAGATTCACATAGGCAGCTTGAAGCCGTTCAGATCCGTACTGAGCTTCATTCTGGAAGCTAGGTAAATGCTCATTTTCAAACTCTTGGTATCCCTCTGGAATCACATTGTCAGTCTGGCCTTGCACGGTTTTAATTGTGCCGCTTTCTTGAATGCGCTCTGCTTCATCCTGATCGTAAATACCCACAAAACCAAAAGCCAAACGCGCACATTGAATTAAAGCCTTGTGGCGCAAAAAGCGTTTAGGGTGTGACTGCCAAGGACCCGCATAACCATTGGCACCCATTGGCTCACGATAAACTTCATCCAGGTATTCACGAACAATGGTGGGGCGGTCACGATCCTTGCGATAAATGATGCAATCCACCCAGGTAGGACAATCCACTTTTGCCTTGTTAGGGCGAACAGATTCAGGTGAAAACACAAATTCAATGCCGTTTAGATTTGGATTGCTGTTAATAATTCGGGACCAACCGTCCACACCGACCACCGGGATTATTCCCTTGTTTTTGTCTGGGAACGCATAGATTTCCTTGGTCCATGGATTCAACTTGTATTGACTCGCCACAATCATTAATGCGCCCATTTGTGCATCTGAAATTTCCTTATCGGATTTAAATGCAGTCTGGATCAGTGTTTGCTTTAATTCTTGCGGATCAACATTGTGTAACCCTAAAACTTCAGCAAGTTGAATAATTTGAGCAGCTACTAGGCCTTGGTGTTGTACTGGTGCATTCATGTTCTTATTCCTTAAAATTTGATGTAACTATGGCAAACTGAACACTGGTCACCGCAAAGCTCCTGAATGTCTTTGCATGAGTAGCAATATTCAAAAGTCACCACATCATTCTTAGGTGTGCCTGGTATCTGTTTTTTAGCTGGCAGATTCCAGTTCATATTCATTGCGTTATGTCGAGTAACGTTATAGCCGCGATCTTGGTCATACTTGTATCCAAGATCATGAGCTAGTAGATTTCCAGAGCCTTTGCCGTAAACAATCCCAAGCTCACCATTCAGCTTGAAACGCAAAGCTTCATCTTGCTTAGGCTCAGATAAAACCTCAGCACCTTGATCCACAAGCCAGTTCGAGAAGTCTTCAAAATCACCACGCTTAAATAAAACCTTTCGATTTAAATACTGGCCTTTACTTGAGTATCTAGCGCGGAGGCGATCCCAATCACTCATTACCAATCTCCCGCCATACTTTCAGCAATCCGCGTGTCTTGCTCATCCAATTTTTGTTCAAACATCTGCTCTGCGTACTCATTCACAAGACGCTGTAATTCTTTAATTTGCTCGTCATTGAGCGTAAATGTCTGACCTTCTTCAGCTTCGAAATTCCAAACATCCAGCAAGGTCACAGGCGTATCCTTCACCACCAACCAAGAATCAATATCCACTGGCTCAGCAAATCGCATATCACCATTCGGACTACGCATTTCAGTCATCGTGTGAGGCAATACAGCCACTGAACAATCAGCCGTTGCCCACAGGTTTTCACCAATCTGGCGATATAAACCAAAGGTCAGCACGTTATCTTCAATCGAAATATCCAGATCCACTTTGAAGCTTGGCAGGTCTGAAAAGTACAAATCACGGGTGAAATCTTCATTTACCTTGCAGTCAATTATCTTGGTGCTATGACCATCACGGCACAGGAATAAAGACTGGTTGCCGATGTGATGAATAGGTCGCATTGCCGCACCACATCCACAGAATTGAGCGTAAGTGTTCACTTCACACCCCCAGCAATCGCAGCATTAATCTTTTCAATCTCATAACGATCAACGTACGCATTAACCGCTTCCTCATGACGTACGACATTGAGAATGTCTAGGAACTCTACTGAGCCATCATCCAGCGCATACTCGACATAGATGTTGTATTCGTCAGCTTTGACAGTAGCGACACAGATCTGATTGCAATTCACGCTCTGAACTTCGTAATGCTTTGCAGCGATGTCGACTTGCGGATCTGCTAATTCATCAGCAGTTTTAGCCGGCTGGAAAGCGTAAGCTACTGCTATCCCCGCGCTGATTGATGCTGCAATGAATGCAGACTTGAGAATATTGGATTTAGTTGTCATGGCTGCCTCCAAATACTTGACGAAGGGCGGCAACAACTTGTTTGATTTCTTCTTCTGTGCGCCAAATGCCAATCCAATTCCACTCATCTTCTGCGCCAAATTCATAATCATACTGACGGTAGTTGCATGTTTTACCATCATCAATAATGAATACAATGCAATCCTCTTTTGGCTCAAAAGGCGCAGGAACTTCAATGCCATTTATGGTGATGGTGCGAGGCTTAAGGCGGAACTTAATGGTTTCACCATCACGATTCAAACCACTAAGAAAGCACTCAAGGTTAAATGGTTCTTTTTTGGAGATATCTACCCAATGATCACCAGCCCAAGAATCTGATCTTTTTTGTACAGATTCACCATTCGCCAAGGCAATCAGCGCTTCTTTCCCGCTAATCAACTTGCCTTCATCAACTTTTGTATTCATAATAATTTCACTCACTGTAGGGTGGGTCATGCCTCAGGTGGTTCGCAGCACGCTGGGGCTTTTCTTTGTTTGTGAGATTGATAATAGCAATGTTATTATTTATTTTCAATAACAATGTTAGTAATTTTTTATATATTTTTCTAGTAACAAAAAAAAGACCACCAAAAGGTGATCTTTTTAATAAACCAGTTATTAGTTAAATTTAGAAAGCTTCTTCAAAGTTCTTCGGTGCTCGACAACCGTCCCGATAATTTCAACCTTTGAGCGATCTGATCGAATGGTTGGGAAGTCAGGATTAAGCGGCACTAAATCAAAAACCTCAATACCATCTTCATTAATCCCGCGAGATCGATACTTCTTAAAAGTAATTCCATCAGGACTTTCTGCCAATACCAGGTCTGTCGGTTGTGGTGTTACTTGAGTATCAATGATAATTAAATCACCCTCTTTAAATTCAGGCATCATGCTATCGCCTACAACATAAGCGCCAAATGTCGAAGGACTAACACTAATACTCACAAACACATAGTCATCTGATGGCATTTGTATAGCTTCACGCCACTTTCCAGCCTGAACATAAGTCAGGATAGGTACGCGCTTCAATCCATCCAGTCCAGCAACCTCCACATTATTATCCACTTTATCTGTGATACCAGACACCGACTCAATACCGGCAGCCAATTCAGGACTTATCTCTGATGGTGAAATATCAAAATAGTTGGAAAGCTTGATAAGAGCATCTAGGTTGAGAGGTGTTCTGGCATTCAGGTAAGCACTAAAGGCTCCCTGTGTAGACCACCCACAAGCCTCAGAAACATCTTCCTGAGTAACTTTATTTCCAGTTGCTCGCATAGAGTCTTTAAATACATCCCATGCTTTTTTTAAGCGAGCAGCATCTTCTTGACGAGCAGCAGATAAAGGCTTTCTAACCATCACACACATCTTAATAGACCTTAAGTTGCATTAATCTTAATAATGATATTATTAAACAGCAAATAACAATGCTATTGCAAGCATATAATAACAGTGTTAGTATTTTAATGTGTTCCACTAATAATGTTATTTTTTATGAAAACTGAGACAGTTCTTTTAAGCGATCTGGTTGCTCAAGAGGGGCAAATCAAGGCTGCCGATAAAATCGGCTGTCACCAGACTGCGATTAGTGCAGCAATAAAGAAGGGGCGCGAGATTTATTTAGAAGTGAGAAACGGATCAGTGGTTTCTGGCTTTGAAGTTAAACCAGCTCTCAATCTTCCATTCCACAAAAATAAGAAAGCCTGACGGTCGAGGTCAGGCTTCTTGTTGTTCAAGAAGGATATAACTAAATGAACATGCCAATTTTAACACAGTTCGGTAATTCCGAGCAATCAATGACAAGTCTGGAAATCGCAGAACTTTGTCAAAAACGTCACGACAGCGTGAAACGCACAATAGAGATTCTTTGCGAAAAAACAGATAAGCGAGACGCTGTAATAGCATGCCCACACAGTGTGGTTGTGCAAAAAGAAGCCAACAATCGCACCTACAATGTTGAGGTTTATATTTTCTCTGGCGAACAAGGAAAATTAGACTCAATCACCGTGGTCGCTCAGCTTTGCCCAGAGTTCACGGCAGCATTGGTAAAGCGCTGGTATGAACTAGAAAACCAAAACGCTGTACAGCTTCCTCAATCTTTTTCCGAAGCCCTCCAGTTGGCAGCCGATCAGGCGCGTCAATTAGAACTCGCAGCACCCAAAGTCCAGTACTTCGACACTGTGGTCGAACGCTCAACACTTCTAAACGCTACCCAAGTTGCTCAAAAGCTTGGCATGTCAGCTATGGCAATGAATAAGCACCTTGATCAGCTGAATGTCTACAGCCGTGGCGTTAAGCGTGCACGTGTATTCCAGCAATGGTTTATCGATAAAGGCTTAGGCGAACTAAAACAGACTGAACTTGGCTTTTCTCAACCAATGTTCACCACAAAAGGCGAAGCATGGGTAATTGAGAAGTTAGTTGGTGAGGGGGTGGTGCAATGAGCTTAATTGAGAAGTGTGGTGGGCAAGGCACTGCTGAAATGATTGCTGCCTTGGTTTTGACAAATGCTCCATGCCCTGAAGGCTATTTTCCTCAACTGCAAAAATACTTTTCCATACTTGATGGGCATGTGTACCTGTACCACGAAAAGAAACATGAGTTTTTGCCGTACATGGATTTAGACAAGGTTTACTTTGATTATGTGTGGCTGAAAGACCTTAAAGAGGAGATCAAAGCAACTATGGGAGGCGCTGCATGAACATGCTTAACCCTCATATGGTCGCCTTAATTGATGCCATGAACGATAAGCCTATCGCGTTCAATCGTCACTATGTGGCGCTTGGTTGCGGTATCAATGGCGCTCTCATGCTGTCTCAAATGGTGTATTGGTCTAAACGCACCAAGGATCGCAACGGCTTTTTCTATAAAACTCAGGATGAATGGGAAGAAGAAACCGGCCTTGGTCGTCGTGAGCAGGAAACCGCTCGTAAGAAATTGCGTGAGCTTGGTTTTGTATCTGAGCATAAGCGCGGTGTGCCTTGCAAAGTCCACTTTAAAGTCGAGCATGACGCGCTTTATACCGCTCTTATTCAGTATGCACAAAACAGCCAATCCAGTATGGCGGAATCCGCCAAACTAGAATGTATGAATCCGCCAAACAGTAATGGCGGAAAGCGCCAAACTAATACAGAGAATACAGCAGAGACTACATCAGAGAATACCAATATATATAAAGAGAAATTCAACTTCGCCGATGCTCTAGTTTCTCAAGGAGCAGATCAAAAACTTATCTCTGAATACATGGAAGTTCGTAAAGCGAAGAAAGCTGTTAATTCAGAAACAGCATTCAAGTCTCTTATCTTTGAACAACAAAAATCTGGTCTCACTTTAAATCAAGTCCTTGAACACTGTGTTGTGAGCTCATGGAAAGGATTTAAGGCGGAGTGGATCAAGAATCAAAACACAGCCCATGGACAACAAAACCCAAAACCATCTCGCTGGGATGAAATCCAACAGTTGATCGCAAAAGAGGAGCAGGGCAATGACAGCTATGGTTACTAATCAACAAACTGCGGTTCAGCCAATCAAGACTGGCCAACTGGTTGGAATCTTCAAAGCAATTGCACCGCGCTCTTTTGAAAAAACATTTGAAGGTATGCCGATTGAAGCAATCAGCCATGCAATGAAAATCTGTATCGAAGGTCTTTCACGAGAGGAAATTGATCTAGGCCTTCGCATGGTTCGTGATAACGGCTTTTGTCCAGATCCGGCCATGTTCCGCAAATGGTGTCTTGGGATTACAGGCTTTGGTACTGAGCAGCAACGTGTTGTTGATTTATTTAAGGGAAAACATGCAGCACTTGGCAATATCGTGAAATGGCTGGGTGATAACAACCATCCGATCACCAATGCCGAAAAAGAGGCGTATGACCGCTGTTATGAAATGTTTGCTGATATCCAGTGGGCAAAGAACGCCGATAGAGCCTCTTATTTAGCGTACGAGGCGTTTAAGGACAACTATGTGGACGTTGTTAAGGAATATGCTGAACAAGGGAAGCAGCAAGCAATCTGGGAGCGCCCAAAAGCCATTGAGAAAAAGGTGGTGGTTGATCTTGGTGATTGGGGGCATGGGCCTGCGCCAGAGCTTGGCAAGCCACTTCAAGGCGATGAGCTCAAAAAGTACCTGGAAGAAGCCAAGCAGAAAATTAAAGGTTTTAAGGAAAGCGCAGGGGGTGGGGTGTGAAGATCAGACGTATCGTGTGTTGGTTTAGTTGTGGCGCTGATTCGGCTGTAGCGACAAAGATAGTATTGCAACAAGCACCTAAGCTTTATCCAGATGTGCCAGTGGTTATTGTGAACAGCCCAATCAAAGAAGAACACTCAGACAATGAGCGATTTTTAAAAGACTGTGAAGTTTGGTTTGGTCAAGAGGTTATTAAAATTTATAACCCTAAATACCCAGCCGGCAAAAACTCAATATATGAAGTTTTTAAAAGAGGTTTTCTTAAAGGGCCAAATGGCGCTCCTTGCACCACACAGCTTAAGCGCATCCCTCGCGGCTCATTTCAACAAGCGGGTGATTTGCATGTATTTGGTTTTGACTTGGATGAGACTGATCGAGCAATAGATTTTGAGGAGCGCAATCCAAACATCAAAACATGGTTTCCATTGATAGGCGCTTATCTTTCAAAAGCTGATGGTCTGGCAATGCTTCAGGATGCTGGGATTGAAATTCCAATGATGTACAAGCTTGGCTACTCAAACAACAACTGTATTGGGTGCGTCAAGGGCGGCATGGGCTACTGGAACAAGATTCGCAAAGACTTTCCAGAAACTTTTGACCGTATGGCGGAGGTGGAGCGGGAAATTGGTCACTCTATCCTGAAAGACCAGAATCGAATCCCTGTTTATTTAGATGAATTAGACCCAAATGCGGGACGTATTCAGGATGAGCCAAACATTAGCTGCTCTTTTAGTTGTGTGATAGCCAAAGAAGATTTTGAGTGGGGTGCAGCGTGAACGAAATCCTTCAGCAAAGAATCGAGTCGGTACAAGCTGGCAAAAACATAACTCATGCTCAGATTGAGGCTAAACGCAGTCTACGTGAGCAGCTTGATAGTGACCTGGAAGCATTTCTGAAAAATGGTGGGCAAGTGGAGACTTTGCCACGTGGTTATTCAGGTGAGTTTTCGCAATTCAATGGTCGTCAAGTGGGTAATGCTCAAGCAACCATGCGTAGTGTGATGTCAGCCGCTGTATCTGAGGCTCACGCAAGACGTAACAATCCAAATGTAATTGCTCGCAATAAGGCGCGTGAAGAAGGCCAAAAGCACTTTTATGGAGCTGAGTGTGTGAGTTGTGGTGGGACGCTTCGGTATACCAGTACCAATAGCTGCTTTAGTTGCAACAAGGCCTCAGCCATCAAAAATTACAACAAAAGAATGGGGAAGACATGCAAAACCACGACTTAAAAATACTGCGGGACAAGATCAACGGCTCAATTCTACATGATGAGGATGAGATGGAGCTTCAGGAACAATGGAACCAGATGCATGCGGAACTGGAAGCGCTTAAAGCTGAAGATGAAATGAATTGGGTGGGGTTTGAGAGATGAGTGGTTTTGAAGAATACATCAAGGTGAATTATCCGCGTGACTATGAGCGTCAAAAGCGGATTTATCCAGATCAAAGCGTGGAGGAGTTGTACTCAGAAGACTACAAGATGTGGCAGCACCAACAAGCCAAGATTGAGAAACTGGAAAATGAATTAAGCACCACAAAACAGGTTCTCGGCAATGTTATTGATATGGAAGTGGCTAAGGTTGACAACCTAAAAGCCCAACTCAACAACATGGAGGCTTGTTATATCGAGAAGAAGAAGGAGTTGGAGGAGTTGCGGGGTCAGATTGATGCATCAAAGTCATCACAACCGAAGTTGCATAAGACTGAAATTGGTGACTGTCTGCATTTCAGTACAACCATGTTTCACGATGGCAAGGCCACATGTTTTGATTGCGATGCAGTTGTGAATCATAAGCGAGAAGTTATTGGTGTGATGCAAACCAGATCCCTGCGAGGTGCTCATGAGTAAGTTCCAACAAGAAGTAGCAGTGCTTTTGATCTGCAACGTCATTCTTTTTGCGGGATCCAAGACAATTTGGCTTGGGCTTGTGATGCTTTTTTTGACAGCAGCATTTGTTGTGATGATGTGGCGAGGTGCCAATGACTAATCTTCGTATCACCGCAGCACAGGCACGAAAAGCCGGTATTGGCCCTCGATTTGGCGTAACAGCCAAGTCGGGGAAAAAGAAGTCCAATCCAGATCCAATACCAAAGGTTCCGGCCCATCTGGTCGAAGGGAAAGGATTTGGTGTGATGAATGATGAACTGCTCTGGTGTGAAGTTTTAATTACACCTCCTTCGGTAAATCACTACTGGATTCGTGGGGCCAACAAGACCAACCGATTAAGTAAGCGTGCAATCCACTTTATTGACGTTATGAAGCGCTTTATCGAGCCAACAGGGTATCAGGGCAGAGTTCGTGTAAAGATCGAATACGCGCCACCTGATGCGAAAATACGGGACATCGATAACATCGTAAAACCATGCTTTGACGCTTTGTCAAAAGGTGGATTGATTCTGGATGATTCCCAGGTGGATGAATTGCTTGTGAAGCGGTTGCCATCAGAAAAAGGCGGGAAGCTGATTATTCAAGTTGAAAAGTTAAGGGTTTGAGGGTGGATGGGATGAGTACTAATAATTTTGATTGGGCGCTTTATTCAAATGGTAAGTATTGGCTTTATGAACACTGGAATGAGACCAATACAAATATCTATGGAAAAGCCAAATTTGATTCTAAAGAAGACTTCCTAAAACACGCAGGCAAACATTTAACAACAAAACAGATTGAAACTTTAGAACAGGGCCAAAGCGTTTCAATCCCCCAACAGGACGGGACCACCTTGTTTTTTAAATACGTGAATTTGTAAGAGGGAATAGGGATGAATGCAATGGTTAAGGCAGAAATTATGAACTGGGATCGTTTTAGTATTGAAGATTGGCTTAAGCAGTATGGGGCATACATCCAGATTTCACGCATGAAGTCAGGACATGAGCCGGACTCACTTGGGGTAAATCAGATCTACTGGCTGATTCTTGAAAATAACAAAGGGGTGGCACCACGTAAGGATCAGGTTATTTGCCAGATTAATGATTTTGAAGCTGAGCAGGTGCGGAAGTTGATTGTAGATTTTAATAAGTCTAGTTCGGTTTGTGAGTCTGGTAAGCGTGCGGTTCAATTATTTGTAGAGCGTAATGTACGTGGGCTATCAGATCGTAAGATGGAAGAAGAATTCAAATTAGGCCGAAATGTTCTGCGAAATATGATCTATGCAGGTAAGTTTTATCTAGCTGGGCACGATAAACGATTGAGAATCGAATAGTATTTGACTGGCATGCCAAGATATGGCATATTTCTGTTATAGTGATCGAAGTGTACGTTAAAGCACTAGATTGATTTAAAAGCTCGCCAAATGGTGGGCTTTTTTGTTGCCTGAAATAAATGCGTCATTAGCTCAACTGGTAGAGCATCGGTCTCCAAAATCGGTGGTGTGGGTTCGAGTCCTGCATGGCGTGCCAGATTCTAATTAGGTCGAATTCGCCATAATTAAAACCCTCGAATTCGATGCCTTTAAAACACTTGAGCCAATCATGAAAACAATCAAATACCAAAACAATGAATTCCAGTTTAATGATGTGCATATTGCCAAAGCAGGTGATAAGGCATGGGATTACGCTTGGGGTATTGCTGACGAGTTTGGTTACTTGGCACCATGTGTTATTGAGTCACTACCAGATGAAGATAATAACGAAATGATTCTGGCTGTAGATCGTGAAGATAAATGCAAGGCTGAATGTATTGCCATCATTTGCTCAAAAGAGAAATCACCAATGTTTCCATCATTAACTGACGATGCTCGCTGTATGGGCTTCCAGTTTGTGTATGAGGGAGATCAATTCGAGGTGCTGTGATGCTCCAATTCCTAAAACGCCTATTCTGCTTCCATCACTACGATTATCACTCAGATATTTTCGTTCAGGTTGAATGTCGGAAGTGTGGTAAATGGCTGGATGAGTAAACCCTTGTCACTTTGGTGACTCTAGCCGGACGTATTACGGCACATAAGACCCTGCTCAATATGCATTATTGGCGGGGTTTTTCTTTTCTTATTGGTGGTGAATATGGACACAGTAGAAGCAAAACGGAATTTAGAAGTTCTGGAAAAGAACCGCAGCCGATTGATGAATTACAACCATCTGTTCTCAAGCTATGCATTTAAAGAAATGTGTGGTGCTGAACTCCGCAAAGTAAACAAACAGATTGCAGGCATAGAAGAACAATTAAATGCGCAACCCCAAAAGACTTGCAGCAATCAGAAAGCTGCCATGCATTCGGTGCGGTAATCCACATAGCCAGGCTGCTCATTCAAATAGTGCTAAACATGGTAAGGGTAGATCAATCAAAGCCAGTGATGAGTTCACAGTACCTCTATGTCATTCCTGTCATTTCCAGTTCGATACCTTTCAATTGGGTAATCGGGTAGAGAGTGAAGCAATGTTTGATCAGTGGCTGGTGAGAGTGAATCGGATGTTGAATCAAACAGATAAAGATATTTTTTAACTGAGCCGTGTGGCTCTTTTTTTGTGAGAAGAAAATGTCAAACGAAAAACAGATTGAACAAGAAATCCAAGACAAAGGCCTTAATGCACCACGCTTAACGCCTGATCATATTGATTCAAAAATTAAGGCTATTCGTTACATTACAGGTGATAAGTTTGACCTTGCATACTGTGCAGATGATTATAAAACTTGTGGCTCACCACAATTAACGATCTGCATTTTGTCGCTTGAAAACGGCTTCACTGTTACTGGTGAATCAGCATGTGCAAGTCCTGAAAATTTTGATCGAATCATTGGTCAGAAAATCGCGTATGAAAATGCTCGAGATAAAATCTGGATGCTAGAAGGTTATTTACTGAAAGAAAAATTACATCAAGCGCAATAATTGAAGAGGTGTAGGAAATGCAAAAAGCCGTGTTTCCTATCAACTCCCATGCAGACATCACCAAAGCCATTAACTACATGCATACCCATTACAACCAAGCGATTAGTGAGGGTAAGCCGTTGGTGGTGAGGATTAATCAAACACCAGATGAGCGTTCAGCAGCACAGAACAGACTTTACTGGAAGTGGATCGGTGAGATTAGAAGAAGGACTGGTCAGGATGAAAACTCACTCCATTACGAGTTCAAGAAGAAATTCCTGATTTATATCTACCGTCGAGATGATCAGCAGTTTGCTGAAATGTGTCATGCCATTGCTAAGGTAAAGCAAACCGAACCAGATGAGTATAAGGCTATCGGTGAGCAGGTCATCAGGCTTTGCAGCACAACCAAGGCGACAGTGAAACAGATGACTGAGTATTTGAATTATGTGCATGACTTTGCTGTGACTCAGTTGCATGTGCATTTAACTGTGCCGGATGATTTGAAGTGGTGTTATCAGGAGTAAAGATATGGCGAACCTAACGCCTAAACAGCAAAGGTTTGTCGAAGAATATCTGATAGACCTAAATGCTACGCAAGCTGCGATTCGCGCAGGTTATAGCGAAAAGACAGCTTATTCAGTTGGGCATGAAAACCTGAAGAAACCTGAAATCCAAAAAGCAATCGAAGAAGCAAAAAATCAAATATCAAAACGCACAGAATTAACCGTTGATATGGTCGTGAACGGCTTGCTTAAAGAAGCTCAAGACTATGCGGACGGCTCAACGCAATCAGCACGTGTATCTGCTTGGGCGCATCTTGGCAAGCACTTAGGAATGTTCAAAGACAAAATTGAGCATTCGGGCGACCCAAACAACCCAGTCAATATGAGTTTAAAGGTGGTATTCGAAGATGATGGAGAAACGAGTACCAAGTAAATTTAAGCCACTTTATACACATCTAAAAAACGACAAACTGTTCTATGTGTATCACGGTGGCCGTGGTGGTGGTAAGTCGTGGGAAATTGCGGACTTTCTACTGATCGAGGGTGCAAAACAAAAGCATCGTATTCTTTGTTGTCGTGAAGTTCAAAAGTCAATTAAACAGTCTGTGCATAAACTCTTATCAGATCGAATTGCCGCATTGGGCTTAGGTCACTTCTATCAAATCTTAGAAACTGAAATACGTGGCATTAACGGCACTGAGTTTAGCTTTGCAGGCTTGCTGAATCATACAGTCGAATCGGTTAAGTCATTCGAGGGTGCAACAATTACGTGGATTGAAGAAGCGCAGACAGTGAGCGCGTTCTCATTGTCTATTTTGATTCCTACAGTTGTTCGTACTTCTAAACCGATGGTTATCATGTCAATGAACCCAAAGCTACCAAGTGACGCTGTTTATTCGCAATATGTGCTTGGTGGGCGTGATGATACGGTTGTGGTGCAGATTAATTACACCGACAACAAGGAATGCCCAGACGAATTGATTGCATTGGCTGAACAAATGAGAGCTGATGATTACGACCAGTACGAACATATTTGGCTGGGTAGACCCAAAGAAATTGCAGATGGTGCAATCTACAAAGCTGAGTTTGAGCAGATCAAGCGTGAAAACCGTATCTGCAAAGTTCCGCACGATCCTAATTTACCTGTTTACACATCATGGGATTTAGGGATTTTAGACCCTACAGCGATTTGGTTCTTTCAGGTTTATGGCAAGGAAGTCCGAGCAATCGATCATTATGAAGCGAACAATGAGCCGCTCTCGCATTACGCTCGCATTCTCGATGAGAAAAAGCAGCAGTATGGCTATCAGTACGAAAAGCACTTTGCACCGCACGACATTGCAGCACGAGACCTATCAAGTGGTGTGAGCCGTGAGCAAACGATGGCCAATCTTGGCTATCGAATGAATAAGGGCGCAAGACTTGGTGTTGAGGATCGTATCGAAGCAACACGTCAATTCTTAAAAAACTGTTGGTTTGATGCTGAAAAATGCAAACACGGTATTCGTGCATTACAAAACTATCGTCGTGAATTTAACGACAAATTAGAGCAATTTAAGGCAACGCCAGTGCATGACTGGGCTTCGCATAGCTCAGATGCGTTTGGTGAGGGTGCGATTAATATCAATAAAATGTGCCAGCCGCAGCAAGTAGAAATTAACCCAATCCCAACCGTCAATCGTTGGTAATCAAATGGAGTCAAGTCGTGACTGATAAAGCAGATCGACTTGCCAAAATCCACGAAACCGCAAAGAAACAATTTGATAAAGCTCAAGGTGCTGTTGCTGATGAACGTCAGCAGTGCTTGGAGGATCGTCGTTTTTATTCTATTGCTGGGGCTCAGTGGGAAGGCAAGTTAGGCGAGCAGTTTGAAAACAAGCCTAAATTTGAAGTCAATAAGATTCACCTGGCTGTCATTCGTATTATCAATGAGTATCGCAATAACCGCATCGGTGTGAACTTCATTAGCAAAGACGGTGTGAGTAATGACGATCTGGCTGATACCTGTGCAAAGCTTTACCGGGCAGATGAGCAGGACTCGGGCGCAGATGAAGCTTATGACAATGCGTTTGAAGAAGCGGTAGGCGGTGGCTTTGGTGCTTGGCGTTTACGTGCTGAATATGAAGATGAGGACGATGAAGAGAACGAGCATCAGCGAATTAGAATAGAACCTATTTTTGATGCTGATACATGCGTTTTCTTTGATCCTGATGCAAAACGCCAGGATAAAGCAGATGCCAAATACTGCTTTGTTTTGACCTCAATGTCATGTGATGCATTCAAAGAGGAATATGGTGAAGATCAAGATCCATCCTCATGGGATAAGACTATTACCAATAGTCACTTTGATTGGGCTTCAAAAGACTCTGTTTATGTCGCTGAATACTACAAGGTCGAAAAGGTTAAAGAAAAGATTCACATCTTCCGCTTAATCGATGGATCCGAAGAGCGTTATACAGCGGAGCAGCTTGAAGAAGATCCAAGCATTCTTGATGAACTGAATGCAACTGGTGCACAACAAGTCCGGGTACGAGATTTTGAACGTAAGCGTGTTCGTAAGCTTCTTATGTCTGGTCTGGGTGTTCTTGAGGATTACGGCTATATCGCTGGTCGTCATATCCCGATTGTGCCGGTATATGGCAAGCGTTGGTATATCGACAATGTTGAGCGCTGCATGGGCCATGTCCGGCTTTGCAAGGATGCTCAGCGACTGAAGAACATGCAGTTGTCTAAGCTTGGTGAAATCAGTGCTTCTTCGAGCGTTGAGAAGCCGATTCTGGCTCCTGAACAGGTTGCTGGCGTTCAGCATATGTGGGCGAATGACAATATTGAGAACTATCCATTCCTGTTAGCTCATCCGCTTAAAGATGCAATGGGTAATGTGATTGCTCAGGGACCTATTTCATACACCAAAACACCAAATGTTCCGCCTGCTATGGGTGCGCTGCTTCAAGTAACTGATGTAGATATTAAGGATCTTCTGGGAAACCAGGAGCAGGGTGAAAAGATAAGCTCCAACGTGAGCGCAGAAGCTATTGATTTGGTTCAAGGCCAGCTTGGTATCCAGTCTTTCATCTACATTTCAAACTTTGCCAAAGCAGTGCGTCGATCTGGTGAAATCTGGCTGTCTATGGCATCTGAACTTTATGTCGAAGATGGCCGGACTATGAAGACGGTGGGGGATCAGGACGAGATTGACTCAATCGAGTTATTCAAGCCTGTTTATAACCCTTCTTCTGGTGAGGTTGAGCATACAAATGACTTAACCAAAGCCAAGTTTGATGTAGCAATCGACATTGGGCCAACATCAACCAGCAAGCGCAACGCAACGGTTCGTTCACTGACAAACATGCTTCCTCTTGTGTCAGACCCAATGGACCAGCAAGTGCTGAGCTCAATGATCATGATGAACATGGAGGGCGAAGGTGTTAATGAAGTCCGCGAATATTACCGCAAGAAATTACTGCGTATGGGCGTTGTAGAGCCAACCAAAGAGGAAGCTCAGCAACTCGCTCAGGAAGCCCAAAATCAACAACCCGATGCAAATACAGTCTATTTGGAATCAGAAGCAGAGAAGAATAGAGCATTAGCGGCCAAAGCTGAGGCAGACAGAAACCTTGCACTTGCAAGAGCAGAAGAAACCAAAGCTAAAGCAATCGATTTAATGACGCGCTTAGATATGGACGAGCGACAAGCAGTGCTTGAAGCAATCAGCCAACTAGGTATGCAACCACAACAGGCAACCGTTCAGCCTACACAGAACGAGGAAGTGCAATATGTCAATTGAAGACCTGCGTACAGAACTGGATCAAGAAGATAACATCGACCCGATTGAAGACAATCAGGAGGTTGAAAGTCAGGACGATCCAGAAGAAACCCAAGATGAATCAAACCAGTCTAATGATGAGACGTCAGAAGATGAAGAGTTTGTTATTACGGTTGGTGATGAAGAGCCTGAACCATCCGATGACGATGATTTTAGCGGCAAACCAGCGCCAGCATGGGTAAAAGACCTTCGCAAAAAAGAACGGGAAGCACGTAAACGCATCAAGGAGCTAGAAGCTCAGGTGCAACAAGCTAAACCTGCTGACAAACCGATTGAAGTTGGACCAAAACCAAAGCTTGCCGACTTTGATTATGACGAAGATCAATTCGAAAGCGCAGTTGAACAATGGCATGAGCGAAAACGCCAAGTTGAACAGCAACAGGCAGCAAAACAGGCTGAAGAAGAAAAAGCTAAGCAGGCATGGCAGCAGAAAATGCAAAGCTATGAAGAGCGTCGTCAAAATGTAGCATCCAAAGTTAAAGACTTTGAGGAATTAGAAGAAGCTGCAAAAGATAAACTCACACCAACCCAGCAGGGCATCTTGATTCATGCGGCCGAAAACCCCGAACTGATCATGTATCACTTGGGTAAAAACCCGAAGAAAGCCCAAGAGCTTTCAGCGATTACTGATCCGGTTCTATTCGCCTTTGCTGCAGCAAAACTGGACTCTCAAATGAAAATTCAGACACGTAAGCCAGCCACTCAACCAGAAAAGAAACCAAGCGGTTCAGCTGGATTAGCTGGTGCGGTAGATCAAAAGTTAGCGCAACTCGAAGCGAAAGCGGCGAAAACTGGTGATCGTACCGAACTGATCAAGTACAAAAAATCTCTACAGAAATAAGGTAATTCTATATGCCAAACTCTTTTGCTAAAAAAATTGACGTATTCTTTGATGATGTTGTGGCTGGCTTTGATGCGACCAACATCAGCTCTAAAAACGTTTCGCAATACAAAGCACCTGCTGAAGCACTTGCTTTGAATGGTCAGACTTTCCACCGTCCAATGCCGTTGATGACTGAAATCGTGGATGGTCGTGACATCTCTGGTCAGTACAAGGATCTGGTAGAACTTACCGTTCCAGCTACTCTGACTGAATCGCATATCCGTAACGTGCCAGTTAAATTGACAGGTGTAGACCTTAACAACCCGTATGCTTTTGACAATATTGTTAAAACCTCAAACATCCTGCTTTCTAACAAGCTGGATACTCTGGTTGCTAACCGTATTGCAGAGCGCGGCACTCTAGCGGTGATCAACTCAGGTGCGATTGATACCTATGATGATGCTGCAGAAGCTGATGCCCTGATGCTTGAGCAACAAGCGACTCGTGGCGAGCGTATCATGCTGTTAAATCCACGTATGGCGAAAAACCTTGCTGGTAACTTGGCTGCACGTCAAACCATGAATACAGCTCAAATGAATGCGTATCAGCGCTCAACTTTGCCACCGATTGCAGGCTTCGATACTTTCCGTGTTGATTATGGCCGTGCTATTGCTGGCTCTGCGGGTTCTGGCTACCTTGTCAGCGGTGCACAGTCTTACACGCCAGTTTCTGCTGATGCGAATGGCATCCCGGCTGATAACCGTACTCAAACTTTAGCAGTTAAAACTGGTACAGGTGCTGCGGTTGGCGATGTGTTTACAATCGCAGGTGTATATGCGGTTGGTCATATCAACAAGCAGTCTACTGGTCAACTTAAGACCTTCCGTATTATCGGCATTAGCGGTAACAACTGGACAATTTCACCTGCAATTGTTCCGGCTGATGGCACTGCAGCAGCCCAAAAAGCTTATGCAAACGTGACCACTGGTGCGGCAGCTGATGCAGCAATTACCATCCTGAACAAAAAGACCTCTGCAGCAAGCGTGTTCTATGAAAAATCAGCAATTGAAATTGTGCATGCTGACTTCAACACCGAACCGTTTGAAGCTTCTGGTAAGCGTGTTCGTAAAGCGACTACTGATAGCGGCATTCAGATTGTGATGTTGTCTGACTCCAACGTCGATACATTGGCGGCTAACTACCGTCTGTTTGTATGGGCGAACGTGGAAGTGCTTAACCCTGAGTTGGCTGGCATCATGCTAGAGAATCAGACCTAATAATAAAACCATGACGACAAATGCCCGCTATATGCGGGCGTCGTCATTTTTGGAGTAGTGAAATGTCGAATTATCCAAAGATGCTCTACAAGGGCAATAAAGCTAAATACAAACACCAAACTGCATCGAGTGAAGATTCGGAAAAAGAGCTGCTTGATTCTGGTTGGGTGGGGTTTGGTGATTTACCGGAAGATCCTTATCTATTTGCGCCAATGGTGCCGGCTGCAGATAATTCTGAATTAAAAGCAGAAAACACCAAGCTTAAAGAAGAACTGGTCGAAGCTCTAAAAGAAAACCAAGAGCTACGCAAGCAGATCCGCTTCAAGGAACTGGAAGACAAGCCAGCAGATGAGCTTAAAGCCATTCTTGATAAGGCTGAAATTAAATACAAAGCTAATGCTGGTAAACCTGAATTAGCTCAGTTGGTGCTGGATAATGAGTCTAAAGACTTAAAAGAATAAGCTTATAAGGCCATTGGTATGATCAGTAATAACTATGTGCCTGAGTGGCATATTTCACCTTTTGGACACTCAAAATACACTTTAGTCCGCAATCAAGATCAATTCGATCTGCTGTTTGATGATATGAGTGATACGCAGGAGTTTATGCACTTGGGCGCAGGTGCTCAGGTTGATTATTACGATGGTGGTAAGCATTGCATTGTTCAGCTTGGTGATTGTAGCGAGAGAACATTGATTGAAGTTCATGGGCTTTTGCTGCATGAAGCTGTGCACATCTGGCAGCGAATTAAAAAGCTTATGCGCGAGAAAAAGCCAAGTGTTGAATTTGAAGCATATTCAATTCAGTGCATAGCTCAGGACTTATTCAGCATGTTTAAAGAAAGTGAGGTGTCAGATGTCCTGGACTAAAAGACAAATTGTTGAGCAGGCGCTTGAAGAACTAGGACTTGCATCTTATGTGTTCGACATGCAGCCGGAGCAAGTGGAAAGCGCAAAGCTCAAACTCGACACTATGATGGGTCTATGGGATGCCAAGGATATCCGCTTTGGTTACCCATTGGGCTCAAGCGCCAAAAGTGGCGATCTGGATGAAGAAACCCATATTCCAGATTATGCAGTTGAAGCAGTTCGCTTAAATCTGGCGATTCGGCTGGCTGGATCATTTGGCAAGGCTGTGCCGGTTGAGTTAAAAGCTATGGCGAAGGATGCGTTTGAAACGATTCAATTGGCTATGTTGAGTAACCCGCCTAGGGTTCGGCTTAACCCTTCTTTACCGCGTGGTGCTGGTCATAAAGGCGGTTGTCTGCCTTTCATCGAAAGCACTCCAACCAAAACAATTTTTGCGCCTGATACCTCTGTGAGTTTCTCAAATGAATAAACGATTAAGTAATGCGGATCGTATTGGTCCATGTGATTCTGTTGTGATCTGGAGTGGTGATAATGGCGACTTTCGTGGTGTGCCGGTTGAGTTACTAATTGAGAAAATTCAGGAAAGTATTAAGAAAGTTGATTATCCACCAATCAACATTCAACACTTTAACCCGAATGCAGATTTCACACTCGACCTCGAAAACCATGAGGTTGGCACCTATCTGATTTTAAACCCATCTGTAAGCATAACCACAGGCTCAATCAAACTGCCTGAGCGTTACACTGTGACTGATGGTCAAGTCTTATTGGTTGCATGTGCTCAACAGGTGAATAACTTCTCTGTTGATGGAAATAATGCACTTGTTATTGGCGCACCAAATGCCTTGGCTGCAAATGGTTTCTTTAAGTTGAAGTACGACAAACTTTCCAACACCTGGTATCGAGTGGGGTAAATATGCAAATCCCTATTTTGGATGGAATCTATACTGACAATAACTCTGACTTCCGAACTGCTTACCCTGTCAACCTGATTCCAGTGCCAAAAGGGCAGGGGATTTCCGCTGGATACTTACGGCCAGCCGAGGGTATTAATCATGTCGCAGACCTGCCTGGTGTAGATCGTGGTGGAATTGTTTGGCGTGGTGAGCATTATCGAGTTTGCGGCACCAAGTTTGTAAAAATCACAGCATCTGGTCAGGTTGTTGAGTTGGGTGATGTGCAATCAGGCGGGCTATGTTCATTTGACTACTCATTTGATTATCTCGCCATTAACGCAGGAAATGCCTTGTACTTATACAACGGCACACTCAAGCAAGTAACAGACCCAAATCTTGGCGCTGTGCATGATGTGATTTGGGTGGATGGTTATTTCATGACAAGCGACAGCAATAATATTGTTGTCACTGAATTAAATAATCCATTTGAAGTAAACCCGCTTAAATATGGTTCTTCAGAAGTCGATCCCGATCCTATCGTTGGTCTAATCAAGCTTCGAAATGAAGTATATGTGTTAAACCGACACACTATTGAAGTGTTTGATAACGTCGGCGGTGAATACTTCCCATTCCAGCGCATCGATGGTGCTCAAACAATGAAGGGCACACTAAGCAAAAAGACTGCATGCGTTTATATGGATGCAATCGCTATGCTTGGCAGTGGTCGAAATGAAGCAATTAGCGTTTATGTTGCTGGAGCTGGAACAACTCAAAAGGTAGCAACCCGTGAAGTTGAGCAGATCCTTTCAAGCTATACAGAAAGCCAATTAACGGATTGTTTGATTGAATCGCGTCAGATCGACGGCCATTCATGGTTATACATCCACCTACCAAATCAGACTTTGGTTTATGACTCACTAGCTTCACAGGCTACAGGTCAACCAACCTGGTTTATTTTGAATAGTGGCAAAGGCTACACGGCACGAAATATGACGTATGCCTATAACAAATGGTTCGTAGGTCATACTGCTGAGCCAAAGCTTGGCGCCTTAACGGATGAAACCGGTGAACACTGGGGGAATGAAGTTGAGTGGCAGTTTGGCACAGCCATTGTGTACAACGAATCAAGCGGTGCAATCTTCCATCAGCTCGAATTGGTGGCCTTAACTGGTCGTAATGCCTTCAATAAAGAAACCCGTATTTATACGCAGTACTCTGTTGATGGTATTGATTGGTCCATGCCTAAATTTATCAGTATAGGTAAGCGTGGAGAGCGCACAAAACGCCTTGTATGGTTCCAGCAGGGATATATGCAAAATTGGCGTATTCAGCGATTTACAGGTACATCAGCAGCGCGGTTATCCATTGCACGACTAGAGGCAAAAGTAGAGCCACTGGGGGTTTAAATGTTAGTTAGACCTAAAAAGCCAAGTCGGGAAGAGCTCGCCAAGATCTTTAAAGATCCGCGGGTATTAAAAGCATTTGAGCAAGTGTTTGATGTGGTGCCCGGTGAATTTAACCGGCAAGACGATGACATTGAAGAAGTGTTGTTTGCTGCAGATAACGCAACCACTCAGGCGGCTTTGGCTATCGCACTCATTGGCGCGGTTGAAGCACTGGCAGAAGTGAAGGCAATGGAGCCAGCACATCAATGCAACTGCCAGCATGACGATTTAACGCCACGTTATGAGCAAGTCACACCAGACCACATCGAACCCACCCATATTCACCACCATGAAATCTCAACATTGGAGATAGTTTAATGGCTGTCAAAGTTAAATGTATTATCCCTTCTAAACAATTGGAAGCAGCACAAACAAATCAATATATTGCCGCCAATGCCAAAACTATGATTGACAAGGTTACAGTTACTAATACAGCAGCAGCAGCCGTGACGTTTAGCTGTAACGTGGTGCCTTCAGGTGGTGCGGTTGGTGATGCTAACGCAATTATCAAAGATAAATCAGTTGCATCGGGTGAGACCTATGTTTGCCCTGAGTTAGTCGGACATGTTCTTGAGTCTGGTGATGCGATTAGCATGATCGCCAGTGCTGCCACTTCACTTACTATTCGAGCATCAGGTCGAGAGGTCACATGATTACATTGCAGCCTCTGGATGATCTGGATCTGATAAACCGTGTGATTTTAGATGCTGCAGTTAATGATGATATTTCAGACGATGCAACTAAAAATCACGAAATTCAGCAACTACCACATGCCTTTGAATGTCTTGGAATTTACCAGGATGAAGAAATCAGAGGTTTATTTATGCTTATTCCACAAAATGCAGTAACTGCAGAAATTCACACCTGTTTATTGCTGCGTGGCAAAGAAGCATTTCAGGCAGGAAGGTTACTGCTTGATTATCTATTTAGCAAGTATCAAAAAGCAATTTCCTACACACCCTCAACCAATAAGAAAGCCTTGCTCTATGCGCTTCGACTTGGATTTAAAAAAGAAGGTGTTTTAACCCAATCATTCTTAAAAAATGGCGTGTTGGTTGATCAGGTAGTGGTCGGATTGACCAAAGGAGAGTATTTATGCCAATTGCAGCAGCGGTAGGTCTTGGCGTTGCTGGTAGTGTTCTATCCAGCAGGGCACAAAGAAAGTCGGCAAACGCAGCAGCGAATGCCCAGATTGAAGCCTCTGAAATGGGCGTTGAAGAACAGCGTCGACAGTTTGATGTAGTTCAAAAACTCTTAAAACCTTATGCTGATGCCGGTCTTGGTGGTCTAACTGGGCAACAAGACTTGCTTGGTATTAATGGCAATGCAGCCCAACAGGCCGCTATTAATAATATTAATAACAGCTCTGAAATGCAGACTTACCTTAAACAAGGTGAAAACGCCATTTTGCAAAATGCATCAGCTACTGGTGGATTGCGCGGTGGTAATACTCAGGCAGCATTGGCACAGTTTAGACCGCAGCTACTGAATCAGCTAATCAATCAGCGCTATCAAAATTATGCCGGACTTACAGCATTAGGCCAGAACGCAGCAGCTGGAACAGGGAATGCTGGTATGCAGACTGCAAGCAATATTTCAAACCTGTATCAGCAGACTGGCGCTGCTCAAGCAGGTGCAGCACTTGCCAATGGTCAGGCTAATGCAAACATGTGGAATGGCTTAACCGGTGCGATTGGTCAGATCGGCGGTATGAAAATGATGGGGATGTTTTAATTATGCAGCCTATTAATTATATGCTTGATGTGCAAAACCCGGTTCAAACTGCAGTAACCGGTCTTACTCAAGGCATGCAGATCGGCCAGTTTGTGCGGGCTAAAGAACAAGCTGAACGTGAAGCCATTCAAAAGCAACAGATGCAACAGGAGTTATCAGCCTTTGCGTCAAAGCCAAATAAAACCCATGATGATTACGCCAACATTATGGCGAAGTATCCAGCTTTAGCAGAAGATTTTAAACGATCTTATGATGTTCTAGATTCAGGTAAACAACAGGCCACCTTTAAAACAGCGTCACGTATTTATGCAGCGACAGCAAGTAAGCGCTTTGACTTGGCCAAATCAATTCTGGAAAATGAAGCGGTTGGTTATGAAAATTCGGGCGATAAAGAAACGGCTGGTTATTTGCGCCAGATGGCAACTATGGCCGAAACAGATCCTGAAGGACTCCAAACATTAACCGGACTTACCCTTGCCTCAACCAATCCAAGCCAGTTTAAAGATGTATTGGGTGCATTAAATCAAAATGATTTAACGCCATTTGAGATCGAAAACAAACAAGCTCAGACTGGTAAAGCTAAAGCTGAAACCGAAAAAACCGAAACCGAAACGCTTTGGTACGGTGATAAAACTCAGGCTGAGATTGATAATATTGAATCTCAAATTGAGGACCGTAAAACTGGTCGTGTTCTTCAAAAAGAAGAGCTTGATATGAAGAATGAGCAGTTTTATGCCAAGCTTGATCAAGACCAGCAGCAGTTCTATGAAAACTTAAATCAGGAAGAGCGAAAGATTGCCCAGACTGTATTTAATGTCAAAGAAAAACCTGAGCAGCGCATGGAGCGACTGGAAAAGGTTGAAGGCTTTGCGACAGCAGCCAGAAATGCATCTGAAGGTGCTAAACTGGCAGCTCAGCTTGCCAATGATGCGAAAGCCCTTAATGAGTCGACTGGCGGCTACTGGAACAGAGCAATGCGTAATGTTCCAGGTACTGCTGAATATACCTTTGATCAGAAACTAGAAACCATGAAGTCTAAAATCTTTTTGGCCCAAGTGGATCAGATGCGTGGCCTTGGTGCTTTAACAGAATCAGAAGGTGCTGCATTAAAAGCCTCTATTGCTTCTATTAACCCAAACCAAGACCCGAAGACAGTACAACAAAGCTTGACTGAGGTTGCTAAACAGCTTTCTAAGGCCGCTCAGACAGCAAATAAAAAATCGCAGATCTACGCTACTAAAGGAAAAGGCTATTCTGCTGAAGTAGTCGCAGCTGCAAAAGCGCGCGGTGTATCACCTGCGGAAATGCAGCAGGTTGCTAATCAGTTGGGGATTGATTAAATATTTTGTGATAACCTTTATTTATAATAAGTAGGGGTATCACATGAAAAATATTATTCTATCTGGGTTTGCTTTAACTCTTGTTGGTTGTATGAATATGCCAACTCAACCTTCACAAATAACCGGATCTTATACATCTGGATTGCGTTATGAGAATTTTAATTGCTCACAGTTAGCAAATGAAGTGAACTCATTAGCAAGAAGAGAAAACCAGCTTGTAATAGCTCAAGAGCAAAGGATAAAGACCAGCACAATGCAAGCAATGTGGTGGGGGTATGGTCAAGGTGATGGTGTAGAAGCTTCAGAACTTGCCAACGTTAGAGGCGAAAAAGAAGCTGTTAGACATGCAATCGAGAGCAAAGGTTGCAGTATGTAAGATACAAATTAACAAACAAGCCGCCTTCGGGCGGTTTTTTATTTGCCAAAGGAAAAGTTATGGCGTCTTTACAGCAGAACGTGATGAAAGCCTTTATGAAAGCAGGATTAAGCGAAAATCAGGCGCGTATTATGACTGCCGAGGTGGGGCGTGAAAACTCTTTCGACCCAAGTATTGTTTTTGGTGTTCATACTGATGACAAAAACAAAAAGACCAATGTTGGGCTTTTATCTTGGCAAAATGGCCGCGAAGCGCCACTTCTTGCAAGACTAAAATCAAAAGGCTTGTATGAGAAAGGTCAAATTAAGCCAGGACAAGCCACATTAGATGAAATGGCACAATATGCTGTCCATGAAATCAAAACAAAGCCTGAATACGCCAAAACAAATAAGCTGTTTTTGTCTAATCCTGATGTGGACTATAAAACTGCTACAAAGGTGCTAGGCACAAACTATATCAAGTGGCGTTATAACGATCCTGAGTATGCTTCAGGTCATAAAAACCGAGATACTTTTTATCGTCAAATGGGCGGTAATATCAAGTCATGGGATGAAGTAAAAGGCATGGTGGGTGAAGTAAAAGCCCCGGATCGCAAACCAGCTCAAAACCGGATCAATCAGCTGGTTGCCGCTTATGACAAACAGGCCAAAGCCAGCACCACTAAAAAACAGATTGATCCCCAGAGAAAACAAGCCAGTGTAAATCGATTGCTAGACGCTTTCGACAAACAAAATCCACAAAAAGCACAACCTTCTGGCCTACCTGATTTTGATGAAAATGGCGTGATTCGAGAAGATCAGCCACCACAGCCAAAACCACAACAAGCACCTTTAAGCACAATGGATAAACTTATCGGCGGCTTGGAAGCTGGTGCAACTTTGGCAACTGGTGCAGTTGGTGGTGCTATTGGGCAGGCTGCAGGCGGTCTACATGGTATTGCTGAATCTGTCGTTGATGGCACATTTGGCACACAGCAAGGCGCACAAAATGCCGTAAATCGAGCTACACAGTTTTCCAATGCCCTAACCTATGAGCCAAACACGGCAGGCGGCAGACGCGCTGTGGGTGCGGTTGGTGAGTTTGTTGAGGATACTGGTCTTGATACCTTGCCGCCCGTATTAGGCGGTGGTGTCGGCACTGCTACTGCAACTTTGGGGCGTGCATCTGTTCCAGTGGCTACCACAGCAGCAAGAGAAGTCGCCCAGGCTGCAAAACCTGTCGTAGCTCAAATGGTTGAGCAAGCTAAACGACCTGTAACCGCAATTACTGAAGCCGCTAGGAGCACTGTTAATAAAGTTGGTGAGGCTACCGGTCTTCGTACTGCTGATACTGGTGGCAGTATGGGTGCTGCAGCTGTGCCAATAGAAACCACTCGTCAGGCTCTGTTTGATGAATTCAATGTGCCTTCTACGACGGCTCAAGTATCACGCAACCCTACAGACTTGGCAGAAATGCACAATTTAGCGCGTAAAGGTGGTGAGGCTGGCCAGATCATTCAAGAACACTTGAATACACAGCAGCAAGCTCTTGGAAGTGCCATTGATGACATGATTTATAGCAAAGGTGCAACAACAACCAATGCAGCCGAAGTTGGTGAGCGTATAAATGATGTGCTTGGAACTCAGTTTAAAGTGGAGAGAGCTGCCGTAAATAAAAAATATCAGGCAGTTCGCGAGTCTGAAGGCGCACAAACAAAAGTTGATCTTGGTAGTGGACCAAAGTGGGCAGAAGACGATATCAAGGCAGCTGATGAGCGTGGTATTCAGCTAGATAGCCAGTCCGTATTGGATTTGATTAATGAGAATGTTGATCTTGAGACTACTGCAATTTACAGGGATGCAAAACGCGCAGCAGTGAGACTTGGAATTGCTGATGATGTTGATGGAAGATTAACACCAAAACCCAAGGGACAAGAGCCAAACGTTAATCAGGTTGAAGAATGGCGCAAGCTAATCAATGATTTGGGAAGCAACTCAGATGATGGCGATATTCGCATCAAAACACGACTTAAAAAACTGATAGATAACTCTCTAGATAACAGCGGCAGTAATGCTTTCCGTGCAGTTCGCAGAGAGTATTCTCAGTTTAAACAAAGCTGGGAAGGGCGGGCTGTTCTTTCTGATCTGGTTGCAATGAAGAAAGGTGTTAACAGTGGAGACCGAAAGATTATTGATGAAAATATTGTGAATCGAATCATCAAGCCAACCACCTCACAAAAAGACTTAGAATTTGTTAAGAAAAAGATTCTGCAGTCTGAAGGTGGTGAGCAGGCTTGGAATGATTTGCAAGCATCGATCATCGACAAGATCCGTAACGAAGCCTTCTCAGGTGCTCAAGACGCCCAGGGTAATAATGCTTTACTTGCATCAAAAATGGAAAAGGTGGTTAAGACTCTTGATGGTACTACACAGCGACTCGATACGCTCCTTGGAAAACAGGAAGCTGAAAAGATTCGTAATGCTGCAGAACTCGCAAAGATCATTAAAACCGTTCCTGAAGGCACTGGTGTTAACTGGTCAAATACTGGAACACTGATAGCAACTATGATGGATGCCACTATTGGAACAGTGTTCACCGGAATGCCTGTACCCGTACCTGTAACGCTTGCATTGCGAGAGGCAGTGAAGCACATGAAAGGTAAAAAAGAGGTAGCAAGAGCACATGCCATCATAAAGCAATTTGAGAAGCCAGCCGGAGGCTCAGGCAAGTTCTAGCCACTCAACAAATCAATCCAACCCAGCCTTTTTAGGTTGGGTTTTTTATTGCCAAAATTTTAATAATGGAATTCACGCTATGACCATGTTTTTAGCACCATATACCGCCATTGCTGATGTTGATGGTAGCCCGCTTGATGCAGGTTATTTGTATCTAGGGGAATACGGAAAAGATCCAGCAAGCTTCCCGGTTGAAGTTTTTTGGGATGCGGATTTTGAAGTACCAGCAGCACAGCCAATTCGCACCCGAAATGGCTATCCAGTGCGAAATGGTAGCCCGACTAAGGTTTATCTTAAAACAGCACAGCACTCTATTGCTATTAAAAATAGAAAGGGTGCTTTTGTTTTGGTCGACTTCTATAACAAAGGGTGGGATGCATCTTTTGTTGTTGATAAAAATGGGAAAAATCAACAAGAGCTTAATGATAAGTTCAACCTGCAGGGCATCAAACTAGAACAGCACGATCTGAAGATTGCTAAACTGGTGGATACCACCATTCATGTTGAGTCCTACAAAAACTTAGTTGATGCTGATGGGTTTTGGGATGAGGCAATTCGCTCTGCAATTAATGATGGATTAACCTCTAGTAAAATGGGGCAGATAGCAAAAATCAAACTTCCACGCGGTATTATTAAAGTAAAAAATCCTTCTGTTTTTACATACAACTCAGCAGTAAATAAACGTGGGCTTCTTATTGAGGGTGATGGCCGTTATTCATCCGTCATCTACATTGTCACAGAGGGTGTTGAGAAGTGGGTCTATAATAATGGCCAGGATAATCCAAAATTTGACATTGCGGTGTTTAAGGATTTTGGATTCACTTCAGACAATGCGGCATTCGGTAATGGTTTTAAAATTTGGTCTGCCGGACATGAAAAAGCTTTTGTCTTTGATAAAGTAGCGTATGGTAATAGCTTGAACGCGGCAGTTGGGCTAGATACCGCAGCTGGTGGCTTAAATCAGGGCTGGCACTTTTGGGGTACTGGCAATGCCGATCAGACGGACTGGTACAGCCCTGTTGGTCAAACCAATGGCGACTTTATTACTTTAGAAAATAATCAATCTGTGAACTTCAATATTTTTGGTGGTACACAAATCACATTAGGCTCGTATGTTCGCGTCAAAGGTAGTGGCGGGGGAGAGTTTAACGTTTATGGTGCACACATCACAACGATGCAGAAGTCGGGGGATTCATCTAAACATTGGATTCTTGATATTGATGATGGGGTAAACCTAGCAAGTGGCAATGACCGATATAACTTTGACGGTATCCGATTTGAACACAGAAATCTAAATACAGGTTTGGTTAAATACAATGGTGATCTAGGTTCATTAAATTGTAATTTCGACGAATGTAATAGCTCAGGTGTATATCTAGCAAGTGAAGTCGAAGCTGTACGAATTGGTGCACAGAAGAAAGTAATTTTCAATGGTGGGAACTTGAATGAACGACACTTATACAACTTAACATCGACTAACTTAACTTATGCTAACGGTGGTGTTATTGGATTTAATGATGTGATGGCTGGTATTGCTTCCAGTACAGATAAGCCACTGTATAACCGCATTACTGTCGCGGGAGTGGGGCGCTCTTATGGTAGGAATGTTACATACAATGGAAACTATAACTACTCAATTAACAAAGTTGCAGATTTCGACTTAGGGGAATCCGCAAACCCTCGTATGGGTTCTAGGGTTCTAAAGGTCGCACATCTAAAACCCAAAAGTGCTGCCTTCCCTTCTGCTAACGCATCTGCTGTCGAATACACTTTAGAATTACCTGTCGGTTCTTTTATCAAAGGGGTGTATGTTGAACGTCCCGCTGGAGGTACTGGATCATATCAATTATTTGTAGGAAATAACGACAAGTCTGTTATATATGGGCAGTCAACATTAGGTACTGCTGCTGACATACATAAGATTGATGTAGTAAATGTCAATAAAATTGTGACAGCTTCTAATCAGGTTGTTAGGTTGTGGTCTGGAGGAGATTCCCTATCACAATTGAGCGGTGGCCTAGCAATTATCGAGTATTTTTAATTGGTTTTTTAGTTTAATATGCTACCAAATTTTTATTTGGTGGCATATTTATGATAGCTGATAAGAAAAAAATTTACCCATTTTTATATAGCTTATTAGCTCTTTGTATTTCTATATGGCTCGTCCCACTTTATACATCAGGTGACCAATATCACTATAACTTATTTTTTGAGAATTGCATCTTAAGTAATTATTCTTTAGCAGATAAATATAGCTGTTACAGTAATTATTTGGACTCTCGAGAACCAGGATATTTTACAATAATGAATATACTTGGGAGTGTATTGAATAAAAATACAATCATAATTTTATCTAATGTCCTGCTTACATACTTAATAACAAGATTGATTTTTTTAAACATGAAGGTTGGAATACAAAGACATTTTTTATCCTTTTTTCTGGTTTCCAACTTCTATGTGTTAGTTCTTTTTTTATCCGCTGAGCGACTTAAATTTTCATTCCTGTTTTTACTTCTAGCGTTACTTATACAATCAAGAAAATTAAAAATTATTTTTATATTTTCAGCTCTTATGACTCATTCTCAAAACCTAATTCTCTTTATAACGGCTATATTGACTCAGCTAAAATCCCTAAGTATTGCTCTATGGAAAAAAATAGTATTGTTGATTGGTTCGGCTATTATTTTAGCAACTGTAATTCTTTTAAATAAAGAACATATTTTGAGAAAAATATCAGTCTACTCTGCAATAGATGGGGATGTTGGGTTAAATGCATTGGCTAAAGTTTCTGTTCTATACTTACTAGCTGTAATCTCTATCCGAAAAATGAGCGTAGTTTTGGGAGGGCTACCCATATTAGCAGCTTCGTACTTTTTAGGCTCAAATAGAATTATGATCCTTATGTTTATTTTCTACATCATTGTGATGATAAAAGAAAAAGGGCGGATGGATTTTTTTATGTTTTTAGTGCTGTCTTATTTCTCTTATAAATCTATTGGCTTTATTCAGAATATTTTAATTTACGGTGAAGGATTTAATGTCCATTAAAATCACCCAACAAACCCACACCAACCCTGACTTAATTAAAAGTCAGGGTTTTTTATTACCAAAAAACAGGGGGGATCATGCAGGAGCATGAAAAAACATTTTGGATGCTGGTTGTGATCGGGGCTGTCATTGGCCTGTCCAAACTTCTGGTATCTGAGGAAAGGCTAACTGTTCGACTTGTTTTAGGTCGGACTATTTTAGGATCGGCTTCATCCGTTTTGGCAGGTGGGGTCTTATTACAAATTCCAGATATTCATCCACTAGCTTTGATCGCAATTGCATCAGCTCTGGGAATTCTTGGAAGTACATTTATTGAAAACTGGCTTAAGAATAAGGCTGCGAATTGGAGTGTCAAATGAAATTAATTGAACAAAGTGCGTGGAAGTATCTTTCTGTAAAGCTCCCAATTTTGGGAGCTTTTTTATTACTTGTCATTATTCCGGCATTGCAATGGGCGATGGACTTTAAAGTAATCCCTGTTGAGTACCATGCCTACGTGACAGGTGGTGTTATGGTCTTTTTATCATGGCTTGGTAAAAAGTGGTATCAGCCAAACCTACATCAACAATCTTTAGGCTTTGCCACTATTACAGCCGGCCATAGCAACACAGATCCCGGTGCAGTAAATGATAAAACTAAAGAAGCAGATCTGGTCGTCAATTTCCGTAATGCAGTGACTCATTATTTGCGTGAAGCAGGTCTGCAAGTCAAAACGGATGGCACTGGCACCAAGAACGACCCATTATCTGCTGCAGTAAAATTAATTCAAGGCTCAAATGTGGCAGTCGAATTCCATATGAATGCTGCAACATCAAAACAGGCCAATGGTGTAGAAACCATTGCGCTGCCTAAAGACAAGAAACTAGCACAGGACTTATCCAAAGCTGTAGCCGATGCACTAGGTAGTCGATTACGTGGTGATAACGGTTGGATTGATCAGTCTAAATCAGCACGTGGTCGCTTGGCATATATCAATGCAGGCGGTTTGATTGTAGAGCTTGGTTTTATTTCCAATGAAGATGAACTTGCCCGATTCAATGCGCGTTACTGGTTGGCTGCTAAAGCTGTGGCCAAAGTGCTGATTGATTATGAGGCCAGCAAATGAGTGAGTTTGAAAAAGTAAGCGAAGTATTACTTGAATCACAAGGCATTTATTTCATTGAGTGTCCGGGATGTAAAACCTTACATCCCATCCATGTTGGTAAGCAGCATCGTATCCGCTGGGGTTTTAATGGGAATGTGGATGCACCGACATTCACACCATCATTAATGGTAAACCAAGGCCACCCAAGTCAATGCCACTCTTTCATCACTGATGGAAGAATTCAATTCTTATCAGATTGTCACCATCGCTTGGCAGGTCAGACAGTTGACTTGCTACCAGTGGAAGAATTCTAATATTGAAAAGCTCTCTAAGTGAGGGCTTCACAGCCCATTCAATTACAATGAATGTGAATGGGTGGGTGTTTTACTGTACTTATATTAAAATTGGGGCAGGTGTGGTAAGGCTTGTAAAATATTATTAGCGATCCCTGTCAAGTTATTGAGTGTGGATAAAAAACTATTTGAAATAATACTTTTTCGCTGCTCTTCTGGGGCTTGCTGTAAGGTTCTTAACAAAGCAATTAATTCTTCCATATTTGTATTTTGAGGCAGACCCAGCCTTTCTAGCAAAGGATCAGCAAAGGAAATGCTGATAGCATTATGATTCCCCTTAAAATGATTGCCCGAAATTACATGTGCTCCTGTTGCATTAGTGATATTTAATGCAGATCCATTATTATAAAACTTGCTATCAGCAACTACACCACCCTCACTTCCAGCAATATTTACAGCCGTTCCATCATTTTCTTCAATTATATTATTATCAATTTTATATGTTTTCATCATATTGCTCCTCTATGAAATTAAAATAAATTTACCCTTAATTGAGCTGTAAGTAAAAATATTGCTTCTTTAAACCCCACCCAGGCTCCTTCCTAAAAACCTCCCCATTCTTAATCATGTGCTCTATATAAAAGTAGATCCATGTTTTCATTATTATTCCTTCCATCCATCTACAATGTCTGCCCAATCTTGCATCATTTTTTTACGGTCCGCTAGATACTTGGCGTGGTTATACGACGCACGGGTTTTATTCTCATCAGCATGGGCTAGTTGGGTTTCAATCCACTTTTCATCATAACCAAGCTCATTCAGTAGAGTGGATGCAGTAGCCCTGAAATCATGTGCTGTGACATTCTGCATAATATACTGCAATGCCCGGTTGATCGTAGTGGCTGGCATCATCCCACCATTATAGACGCCTTCAAAAACGTACTTTTTGCGGCCAGTGAGCTTCTTTTGTTTAAGTAATAACTGATACACCTGCTCTGACATAGGCACCACATGCGTTCTATTCTTCTTTGTCAGGCGCATGCCTTTTTTAAGCTGTTCCCTGGACTGCTTTTCAAAAGTAATAATGCGGTTTTCAAAGTCAATAAATGACCACTGTAGACGCCGCACTTCAATCGTACGAAGCATGGTGTAAAACAGGAACAAGATGGAATTCACAGTCGACTCAGCACCGCCATAACTATCAATCCGTGCTCTAAACATTTTCCTTTCGGTCAGGGTTAATGGTCTGGCATGTTCTACATCTGGACGTGTAATCACTTCACGTACTGCATAAGTCGGATCATTCTCGGCTCTTAATGTCGCAATGGCATATCGCATCACAGAGCCAACCTTCTTTCTGTTTTCAATTGCTGTGACTTCACCAGTGCCATGGTTATCCTGACCCTTAACCCGTTTCACCGTATTTTGCATGATCTTCAGAACATCGGCAGAGGTGACATCTTTAATATTCTTGTGACCAATCACTTTATAAATGTCTTTTTCCATTGCCCGGTGAAAGGCATCGATATAGGTTTGAGATTTATCCTGCAGGCGATTAGCGGCATATTCTTTGGCAATGGCTTCAAAACTATTCTCATCACACAACATGCTGGCTTTTTCCTGCTGGCGATGTACAGCCGGATCGATGTTGTTAGCGAGCAGCGATTTAATTTCTTCCTGCTTTTGCCGTGCTTCAGCCAGGCTAACAATAGGGTATTCACCCAGACTGATCATGGATGCCTTGCCAGCGAAACGATAGCGAACACGCCAGAGCTTTGCACCGGTGGAACGGACTTCAATACATAGACCACCTTGATCGGCAATTCGATATGCCCTCTCCATTGGTTTTAGTTTTTTGAGCTTTGTATCGTTGAGCATGTGAGTAACGGAAAAATTTGAATGTTGTTACTCACAATCTTACTCACAAATGTGATTAATACAATTTAATTCCATTTAAGGGTATTTAATACGGAAGGCTGGAAAATAAAGAAGGTGAAAAATTGGTTTAATGGCATTTAATAGTATTTAATTGCTGTGCTCATTTTCGATCATTAGAAGCATGAGCTTAACCTATTGAAATTATTGCACTTAACTGTGCTAAAGTGATCCAGATTGAGCTTTATCGGGACTTGTTGCAAGTCTAGGGAATACACGACTAAATCGTTGATTTCATTGTGTGAAAATAAAGCACGCCTCATCATAGCAAAAAATAGCCACATCGGGCGCAATAATTTTTCAATTTTCAGCCGGGTGAGTACCTCCCAGCCTTTTAAATATTTTAAATGTGCGTATAAGTAATTAACTGACGAAAAGTAAGTTTAAATAAATATTGCAGTTATTAGACCTCTTTCATAAATCATTTTTTGCTCAGTTCCAAGTTGTAGATTCCAGCGATTAAATTGAATCTCAAACCAAGCCTTTTACCTCTATTTCGATAACGCTCAGCAAGGATTTTGAAGGTTTTCAGGCTGCCAAATACATGCTCAATTCCGATTCTTCTTTTATTGATTTCCTGATTATAGATTTTCAATTCAGGATCCAATTTACAGTGTCTTTTGGCTTTTAATGGCAACAGGCTATTCGGATACAACACATAAATCCCCTGATAGCCTTTATCTGCAAGGATAAAAGCCCCAAAAGGAATCTGGTTTAAATTGCGTTTGAATAACTCGAAATCATGCAC